TTTGATTGCTTTTGATTTACCACCAGGATATCTAAGTGGTGTTTTAAGAGCTTTAATTGACATTACTTAATTTCTTCCCAAATGATATAATCATCAGGATCAATCATTTCTCTCATTGGCATATAAGGACCTGTGCCTCTACGTCTATCTAGTAGTTCCATTTCAAATTTAAGTCCAAGCATTTCGGTAAGCTCACCAACTTTTTCAGACATCTTACGATATCCATTACCAACATAGATTTGACCTGCCATAACTGCGACAGTAGCAGCACCCCAAAAGATGTAGTATCGACTTGATTTCACTTGATGTTTTAGTTTTGTGTAAGATTTAGTCATAATTAAATAATCAATTTTTTAGTAGGAGTTGATATCTTACCAAACATAGTTTTATATTCCTCAATAATTTCTTCTTGAGGTTCTCCTATGTAAACAACATACTTTTCTGCTACTTTTATTTTTCCTTTTTTATGTAAAGGAGACCAAGGAGCAAATCCAATTTGTCCTGGTTGTTGAGATGGCACAGCAACGATTGGATTTTCCATCGTAATTGTGTACTCATTTTCTTCGATAACGTCGGCGATTACATCTTCGCCAGACCACATACGGATTAATTTAATAGTCATTTGAATTCACATTCTACCATGATTTCGGTTAACGCCGCCAAAAGATTAATCTCTTGATCTGCGACGAACGCAATTTGGAATTGATACTTCGCAATAATAAGGACAGCAGCAGGAATACTACTATTGACCAATGAGTCATAAAGGCTATCGTAAATACGACGCAATAAAACAGAAGTGTCATTGTCCATGTTGGTAACAACCCACTTCCGAACTTCGGCAAAGTTTTTTTGTTTGAGATTTTTAATGAGATCATTTACAGCAACATCTGAAAAAGCAGCAAGTATGCCACTATCTATTTTACCACTAACTGCATATCTTTGGCACTCATTAAGAACTCTTCTCCAATCTGGAAAATGTTTGTTAATGAGTTCTGCAAGAACTTTCTTATCTGCCTCTACTTTTTCTTCTTCTAGAATAGAATTTAATCTTGCGAAGAATTGTGCAGCTATTGTTGGTTTGTCTTTTTTATTAACTGAGAAATCAACAACAGAACACCTACTATGTAAAGGGTCGATAATTTTGTTTTTGTAATTACAGGTAAAGATAAACCTGCAGTTTTTGGAGAACTCCTCAATAGACGCTCTAAGGAGGAGTTGTACATCGGAAGTGGTATTGTCTGCTTCGTCAATGATGATGACTTTATGTTTCGAGTCACTTGTAAGAGAGACTGTAGATGCGAAGTTCTTTGCACTGTTCCGAACCGTGTCAAGAAAACGTCCTTCATCCGATCCATTAATGACATAATAATCTGATCCTAATTGGTGACATAATGCTTTTGCTACTGTGGTCTTACCAATACCTGGTGGACCTGACAATAACATATTTGGTATCTCACCTCTTTCAACAAAATCTTGAAAAGTTTTCTTGATACCTTTGGGTAAGATACATTCATCAATTGTAGTGGGTCTGTATTTTTCAACCCATATAAAATCACTCATTATTTAAAACCTTTCGATTTTGGTTTCGGTTTATCAACAACGTGAATAACTGTTCCTTCAAACCAAGGTGAACGACAATTATTCCACCACCATTCTTGAACCTCATCCCAAGATTCTACCACAAACGATTTGTTTTGGCAAACTATCTTGTAGTGGTGACGATCATAAGGTATATCACTTGTTTGTGCAAACCATTGTGGATCATCTTTTTCAATTAACTTAGTCATTTCTTTCGTCTAAAACTTCATTAATAAGTTGCTTCAACTCTTCTTTAAGAGCGTCAGATATAAGATTAATTTTTTTAGGTTCTACATCAGGAAGTGCAGCACGTTGTTCTTCGATACTTTTACCACTACCTTTACCTGTCCCGTAGGACATTCCCTGTGTATCAATCTTCATGATCATCCCAAGGATCTGTTAATCCTTTGTTAGCAAAGAATCCTTTATAGATTCCATAACCTGCTAGTAAGATAGTGATTACTGCAATAGAGATACCAAAAGTAAAATCAGGATTGAATGTAAAATGTGGTATCAAAGTATCATTACACTTTGCAATTTTTTCTGGATCATTCCAAGTACCAGGCAAAGTATAAACTGGTGGACAAGCTAAAAAAATCATTCTTCCGATCTCCATTGTTTTCTCATTTTAACATATGTTTCACTTTTTGCAACTATATCTCTAACTTTCTTAAATATAGTAGCAGACTCAGCAAAATGACAAGTAGCATGATCTTTTTCTTGGGGTATTACGTTGCCTTCTTTATCATACTTTTTACCATCTCTATGATTGGCATATCTCCTTGATCTGGTAAAACCCATTTCTAGAAACTTACGACACATATCCATGCCGATGAAATCTTCCTCATCACGATAATCAAGATACATCGCAAAAATTTTGTTAGATGATTTTACTGCAATCTCTGGTGTCTTAAATCTCCAATGAGCACAGATATCGTCAGTATAAGGGCGAACCAATAGAACTCCTTGCTCTCCCCTTCCAATACGATAAAGTTTACGAGTTTCCTCGTCTGTAAAATCAAGTCTCTTGTAATCGAGTTCATAATCAAATTCTTTCATAACATTTAGATTTTGTATTTGTGGATTCTAACCACTCACTTAAATATTCTACTGCCAGTTCTGGTTGGCAACCATCCCCACAAGTAAAAATGTCACAAACTGCAACACCTTTTTCTGGCCATGTATGAATGCTGAGATGACTTTCAGCAAGCAATGCAAAACCAGTAACTCCCTGTGGTTCAAACTTATGAGTTTCTATTTTTAAAACTTTGGAATGTGATACCTCTGATGCATGAAGCAAACAAAATTTAATATGTTCTTCATCGTCAAGAGTAGAGAAAGGACAACCTTCTAATTGAAATAAAATATGCTTCATTACCAGTGCCTAATTACTCCACTAATAATAAAGCAGTTAGTGATAAGATAAGAGAAAAAAATAAAAGACCGTACCACAACAACGTGATTGTCATATTTTTTGGTTCGTTCGTCTGAGAATGATCCGAGTGCATACTTCCATATCCTCCATAGTTTAGTCATAACCAATTCGGTTTCTTGGATGGGTCACGTAAATAATTAGATGCAGCCCAAGGTTTGGACGATATATAACGTTTGTAAGCAGTAAGAGTGTCAATGCTTGTGTCATATTTAAATACATCAGGACCTGCAAATGCGAATGGTGTTGCCTCTTTGTGGCATAATAATGTTCTCCCTGTTTTTTCTTCAAACACTTTCTCTGCTGCATTCATCGCAGTTTGACAAGAATGTATTTTGCCATACCTATGTGTATACTCTTCGAGTAATCCAAAACCATGTTGAATTAACCAAGCAGTATTAGCAATACTTTGTGCTGCCCAGATAGTGCAAGGATGTCCTCTGAATGCACCCTTCTCTGTATTGTATGGTGTTCCATCTTTCTTAGGTAATAAATCATTACCCCAGTTGAAATACCACTTTGAATAGACAACTGCCAACATCTGGCAAGTCTCTAATGGCATCTTGACAATGTGTTTGTCAGGCAAAACTTCTGCCGACTTCACAGGGTCAGGATCTGTCACAAAAATGTTCATAATAAAAATATCTTACTTTTATTATAACAGATTATTTCTTTAGTGTCTACATTTTTTTATATACCACCAATGTTAATCCAAGTTTCTCCACGTTTACCAAGATCCCATATTTGTATGGTGCATCTAAATTCTTTACATAGTGGAGATATTGGTGTAACAGAATGAAATTCTCTTTGATTATTTAATACCATCATATTTCTTTTAGGTGCAATAGCTTTCATTATTTCATTTCCATCTTCTTTCCAAATAAAAAGACCTCCAAAATTTTCATCCCACTCTTCATTTAAATAAATTGTTGCTCCACTTCGATAGTTACCATCAGAATGAAATGCAATTCCAGAATAATTTTGCCATACAAAATATTGAATAATATATTCTGTATCATTAGGGTAATATTTTGATATACACTCTATTATTTTATTCTCAGTTGTTGTTGGTACTTTAGTTATTAATGTTGACCCAGTAACACCTTGCATTGTACCTTCTCCCCATGTGGTAGAACTACTAGACCATACCTTTTGTTTTGACAAATACTCTACTTCTTTCCAACAATCTTGTATTAGTTCTTGACTCAATACATTATGATATATCTGCATTTTTTTTCTGTTCTTTCATATATTCTTCCCTACCATCTTTGGTAAACACCTTCTTCTCATAATCAAAGTGAGGATGTGGTTGGGCATTTTCAAAAGGATTCTTTGATATATTTTTAATAACAATAAACTTATCTTTTGCAAAAGTTCCTGCAACCTGTACTTCAATCTCATCACCATCTTTCCAGTTGATTTCACCTTTAAGATTAGTGTGAAGCATTGCTTCTTGAATTTTGTCAGTAAGTTCTTGTGTAAGTTTCATTTCTTTTTAAATACACCTAATTTTGCAAGTAAATATACAGATAGTATTGTCCAAAATACTACTTCTAATCCTACGTTATTCATTGGTCTGTAATTCCATATTGAGATAGATCATATTTTACTATGGGTATACCTTCTTCTTTCTTTCGAGTAGGTTGTCCTATCTTTGCCAAGATATCAGCAGGTATTTTCTTTTTTGTAATATCATAGGGTATGGGTGCATTTGACACACATACCCTAACACATTCCCACTCTTCCTCTGTGAGATTATACATTATCCAAATGTTGAATCTGGTTCTAATGCAATATAATATTGTAAATCGTATTGAGTATTAGAAAACTTAGAAAGTAGTTTACTTGATACTACAACATCATATGCACCAGGTATAATCTTAATATTTTCTACTCTAAAATTGAATGTAAATACTGCATCTGTTTCACCAACAACAACTGCATACTCGTTAGATGTATCATTCTTTTTATCTCTTACAACTAACTTAACAACACCATTCTCACCAATTGCAGATAAATCTGGTAACTGATAAACAGCAGCTGCTTTGAGTAACTTATCTAATGCTGTACTATCTAATTGAAAACATACATCTTCAGTAGGGAGTGTAATATCTTTCTCAGGAGGTGCAACAATTACTTGTGGATCTGCGTAGAAATATTTAACTCTTCTCTTTCCTTCTTTAATTGTAATATAAGAATCAGGAGTAAAATCTAAATCAGGATCTGCATGTAAACTTAGACCATTTAAAAACTGATTAAGATCATAAATGGCAACATCACGAGGAAACTCTTCCATAATATTTGCTTCTGCAAGAATATTCTTAGCAACAGATATTGTTCTAAGTTTTTTACCTTCTTTGACTAGGATTGAGTTGTTAATACCTGCAAAGTTTTTAAGAACAGTAAGTGTGCTGTCTGATAGTTTCATAGTTCTTTCTTTTAAATTCATTATGTTTAAGGCATGTTAATGTCAATATTCCCTGTTGTCATAGAGGGTTTACTGTAATGTCCATCGAAGTGTAATAATAGCATAGCATAATGTATGACTTTCATCAAGTCTTTTTGATTACGTCCATCTTTATTTCCATACCTACTTCCATATTTCAGTATGTTTGCTTGACAAAATCCTGATGCTAAATCTTTAGATGCCATTAGATCAATAGTTTGTACTTTACGAAACTCATGTGAGTTTCCTGTGTAATGTCCTTGATAGGTTCCTGATACGTATTCTTGAATATCTTTTAGAATTTCTTCTTCATGATATTTAAAATAATGTGCCATTGGTTGTTCTGTTGTAAAATGATGTGAATACATATCGTCTATATCTGACATATAATCAGCAGAAGAACTCATATAATCGACTTCATAATCGAGTCCATCATTTTCATAAGCAGTGTTACCTGCTCCAATTTTAAAATCATCAGGTTCCATAAGTAAAAAGAAAATCGTTGACTAGACTCTCTGCTTTGTCTTTTCCAAACTTACCAGACAGGTATCCTGCTACTGGGTCAAGCTTAGTCATATATGCATCAAAATCTTTATATTCACTAG